TTTTCCTCGCGATATCCCGTGTGTAGTGGTTAGTATTACCCACTACACTTCTGTCCCGTCCCNTCTCATAAAACYATGTCTGTCCCTTCYTCWACTCGGGGAAAACGTTGGGTGTTTACACTCAACAATCAYACCGAAGGTGAAGTDCAACTACTYTCTGACCTTCTTACCTCTGAACACGTTAGTTACGGGATCTTTGGACGTGAAGTCGGAGAATCTGGTACTCCCCAYCTTCAAGGTTAYTGTATYTTTGCTGATCGGAAACGTTTCAATCAAGTTCGTGCTTTATTCGGTGAWCGTTATCATGTCGAAATCTCGAGAGGAACCCCCGCCCAAGCTAGCCAGTACTGCAAGAAAGACGGAGACTTCGAGGAGTTCGGCGARTTCCCAGGAACACAAGGAAAACGTTCCGACTGGGAAAGTCTTAAGTTGTGGTGCGAAACGCAGACACGACAACCTACAGACTTGGAACTCTTCTATGCCTTTCCCAGCCTCTTTGGAAGATACGAAAAGTCCGTTCGAAAGATTTGTAATCTCTGCATTAAATGTGATCCTRTCWCAATTGGAGAACCTCGTGGATGGCAACGAGATYTCGAGGAGCGATTACTCGATGAGCCAGACGACAGATGCATCGAATTCGTCTTAGACTATGAAGGTAACTCTGGTAAGAGTTGGTTCGTACGATACTACATGTTRAAGCATCAAGGCTCTGCGCAGATGCTCTCTGTTGGGAAACGTGATGATATTGCTCACTGTRTTGATGTTTCTAGACGAGTCTTCTTTTTTGACATTCCTCGAGGAGGAATGGAGTTCCTCCAATATGGAGCCTTGGAAGGTATAAAGAATGGCTTYATTTTTTCTCCTAARTATGAATCAACTACRAAAGTGTTGCTTAACAAAGCACACGTAGTTGTCTTATGYAATGAGGATCCYGATATGTTGAAGCTATCCTTGGATAGATACAAAATAACTAAYTTAAVTRRTCTCTAATCAACCAAATCACTAAGTGCGGTGCCGAGGGCACCCGCGAAAAGGAGCGYAGCGGAAGCGGGTCGAGGCCAAGCACCCATACCGCCGGTGCCACACCCAATAYCACTSTATATGATTACTCTTCTCCCTTAATTYTTTGTYTCTCTGAAATATGTAATGATGCGACCAGTAGTTCTGATAACAGATACGTCGGYAGATGTATTTTGACTACCAAGRTARTTGTTGAGATTTGTCAACCAATAACAAAAGATTGTATTGCCCCCTTCTGGGAATGTTGAATCATCATTGGGGAATCTGAATTGGCGTCCCATTTTGATATACTTATCAATAACGACGCGATTTCCCTTTGGGATYTGACAGTTAGTTGCTGYAAAGSTCAGAGCATTGTCATCTGGATTGTTTATTGCTCCAGCAAGTAATGTTCTTTTGTGTTTCAGCACAACCCATTTGTCTGTGTTGATGCTACTCATTCCATGAGTAGGAACATCTTGAGCTATGTTGTTAACAACACCGGTGTTGTCCGTGATCAAGTCAACTGCTCTGTTAGCATTGTATGTTCKGAAGAAGTCTTGGGTACTAACWGAKGTATCATCGATAGATARCTTTGGATGGATAACTGCCCAGTTGAGATAAAAAGCAGGTCTTTGTGTGTTTTGAAATACAACTTGTATTTTGAATCCTCTGATGTTGATGATATTCCGTTGACGTGAGTCCGGCGCGTTCGCGGCGGTGAAAGGAATATTAGTCATGATGTAAGGAACGAATGCTCTGTCTGGAGAGTCTTGACTGAAAGTCAACAACCTCGTTTTRGCATTAGACAACCCTACAGGGTTGGCAATAGCACGTGGACTAAAGTCCTGCATGCGACGCATGCGTTTGTTGCCATAGCTACGTCTGTAAGTTCTTGTCTTTGTTTTGTAGAGACGAGGTCTCACACGACGTCGGTGTAAAGGTAGTATGATACGTTTACGACGTATAGCCATTGTGTTGTTATGGGCATAGGATTACGTAGTAATAGTAACAATAGAACCCAATCATGGTCTTATGTTGAAGTTG